GGCCGCGCGTCGCCACCAGTCGCGGTTCCCCCGCCCCCGCCCCCGGCATTGCTCCCGTTCGTATCTCCCCGGGCGCCACCGCTAGCCATTCCACCAGCGGAATTGAGAAATGACGATGACCGGACATAGCTAGCGCCGCCCGCGCTGCCCACGATTCCGTTACTGCCATTCGTCGCGCCACCAGCGCCACCAGCGCCACCAGCGCCAACCGTGACCGACTCGGTCGCGCCCAATACGGAAGCGGCCATAACGCGGTACGTCCAGCCGCCGCTACCGCCCCCGCCCCCGCCGCTCGCGCCTATCGAAATGTCTTGCCGCGCGCCGCCCCCGCCCCCGCCCCCGGCACCGATAAGCAAAACTGACACCATGGTGCAACCAGCGGGTTTAGTCCACGTGTAGCTACCGGGCGCCGAATAGCGGTTAACCGTGACCGACGCTGCCGCCGTAGCGGGAGGCGGATACGCTGGCATTAGGTCAGCTCCGTAATCCGCATGTTGCCCACGGCAGCGTCCCAGATTCCATCGATGGCGCCCGCCCAGGTCGGCTTAGGCAATTCGTAATAGCCACCGGGCGGCATCTTGTAGGTAAACGATGTCGCGGACGCGGTCGCGCCCAGTTTCAGGTAGCAGTACGCGCTAGCGCTATCGTTGTAGAACGTCGCCATTTCCCGCGAACTGTTGGCGGCTAGCAGGCTGACGCTCGACGCGTTCGCGGCTACGGATGACTGTGAAGCAGTCGCCACACTGGATCGGACGCGTTTCCAGTTGGTGCCGTCATAGCCCATCTGCCCAGCGCCCAATAGCCCTATGCCCGTGGTCCCATGCACGGCGTCAGCGGCGCGCACCCTGTCCCAGGCGCCTCCCACGTTATAAAGGCGATTGAGGGCGCCGAATCGCCCCAGTTCGGCACTGGTGTTCGATAGCGCGTCGCCCGGATTGAATCCGACAGTCGGATCGTATTTGACCATGCTGTAACCGGTGGCCTGGTCGGTTACCTGGTACGGGGGCGGATGGGTCGTATCCTGACTCAGTTCCATTACCGCCGTTGGCGTGCCTGACGTGTAGGCCAGAATCCGCACCCTCATATACCGGCCAATCAGGATTCCCGCCGCGAGCTGAGCGGAAGACAATCCCGCCCCGTACGCGGAAAAATATGAGTTGCCATTCGGGCTAGCTGACCAGGTCGGAACGTTCGTCCACGTCGTGGCGTCATTCGATTGCTGAACGTACACAGTGGCGACGAACGAGCCGGAAAGCTGAATTGAGAACGTACGGAACCCGCGAACGTCCGTGCTCGCGATGAGGTCAGCGTTATTGGCGCTCGCCGAACCGGTCAGTTCGGTGTATCCGCCAACGATCGGCATTCCCTTGTCAGGCGCCACATCGTTAACGGTGCCGTCCGGGCCGAACACAACCTTGACGCGCTGATGCAGAATGCCCCCGACATCATCGGCGGCAATTGTCTTGCCCGTACCGGGCGTAATATCGACGTTGTCAGCCATGATTCGGGGGCATCCTTTTAGCTAATGGTGACCGTTGCCGTCAGCGTCCAAATTGATCCAGCGGCCTTAGTCCCCAACGCGTAAACCTTGCGGTTAAACAGCAACGCGGCGACGGTGTTGCCACTCGCGACAACCGGCGCGGCGACGTCGATTCCCCACTCAGCCCAGACGAAATTGCCGTCCGTGGTGCCGAATGTGCTTTTCAGGGTCACAACACCATCGGCCTGTGATGGGTACGTGGCGTCCATGACCTGAAACCAGCGGTGCGTACTACCAGCGGCGGCCTGCAAATCGGTCTGGCCCACCGCTTCCGCCGTGACGCTGTCGCCAACCCCCAGGCGGGCACTGGTGTTGGTAATCGCCTGCCCGCCCCCGCCGATCAGAAGCGACGTCAGCCGGTTGAGTCCCGCCGTCAGAAGCAAGTTGCCCGCACTGTCAGCCGTCTCGGATGGCTCAACCAGCGTCATCAGCTCATCACCGGAGAGACGGGAAGCGCCGGTAGTCCTCAGCGCCCATGCGACCTGTTCGGCATCCCATTTATCAACGTGGGCGTGCGCGCGCCATTCCAGCGCTTCCTCGTCCCTCATGGGTTAGCCCCGCTTTTCGACAGACGGATTCACCGCGCGGGCATTGTCAGCGGCCTTGCCCTTTTCCTCGCGGTAACCCAGCGCCTGAATCGACGCCTCAACCTGTGCGGCCCGGGTCTCGTCGCCGCGCGCCTTGTAGGCATCCCGCTCAGCGATCAGCGCGTCGAGCTGAGCCTTACCGCGTCCCGTGGTCCGGAATTCGGCACCCCGGTTGTTGTCGTCAACATTCTTGTGGGCGGTACCCGTCTCGGCCGCCAGTTCCTCGGGCGTGGGGTTCCGCGTGCCATCGGGGTTATAGGTACGCCCCTCTTCGGCCTCCTCAACCGGAACAACTACCGTCGCGGGCGCGACATTCTCAGTATTCTTGGATTCGTTCACGGCCATTTCAAGCTCCCATTTCGGAAGAGAGTAGGCAGGGAAACCGCATCGGGGGCGCGATTTCCCTGCCCGCCTATGTGGACTCAGCTCAGAACGTCGGGGTAATGAGCCCAGTACCGGTGATCGTGGTAATGCCCTTGGGGTAGCGGCCCGCAGTGAACGCCATGTAGCCGTAAACAACCAGCTTCACGGTGAGCTGACCGGCGAGGGTCTCCTCAAAGCGCAGTTCGCGCGGAACGGTGCTGTTCTCGAACAGCAGGCAATCCGACGTCCGGGCGATGATGATGACGTCCTCATTAGTCCCCACGCCCAGGTTCACCGGAATGTTTCCATCGGTGATAACCGGCACGCCCTGAATCGAGCCGACAACCTGGCCATACTTGAGCGCGTCGCCAATACCGACAGCGTTCTGAGGGGACGTGGTATTGATCAGCGGGCGGCCGGTCGAGTCGAGCGCAGACGACATCATCGCCCACCGGCGCGGGTGCATGAAAATAGCCGTGGGCGGCAGATAGCGGCCCGCCTGAACCCGCGCGATACCGTCAGCGATCTTCGGCCACAGCTCAGCGAGCGTGGGCGACGCGTCGGTGTAAGTGACCGCGTTGATTCCGCTGGTGTTCAGGATTCCCAGGGCATCACCCCCGGCACCGTCACCGGCGATGACCTCCTGGTCAACCTTCACCGCGTAGTTGGAGACCAGGTCAGCGAAAATGATCTGATCGGTTCCATTACCGCGCTCAAGCGACTGCCGGGAAACGTCCTGCTGTCCGCCAATGGTGATCACCGGAACGGTCAGCGTCGTCTCGTCATAGTCCTGCTCAACTAGCGCGGTGTTCTCGGCCGCTTGCACGTCGACGGCCGTCCCCGTGGTCCCGCGCGGAATGTCGAGCGTCATGCCCGTTGACGGCAGCGGGAGATTAGCGACCGCGTTAGCGACCGGCCGCCCGGCGTAAACCAGCGGCGCGAACTGGTCGAGCAGATACTGGGGCGGAATCAGCCCGCCCATCGCGGGAGTGCCGACGTCGCGAGACTCGATTTCCATTTCCCGGCAGTGCCGGGCGATACGGTCAGCGGCCTGCCGGTCGAACATGTACTGAGCGCGATAGGCGTCCGAAAAGAAGGATCGCTTATCCGGCCCCTGAGCCGATTCCCGCGTGTACGTAAGAGGCTCGTTCGTCGTCGCCCCACCGCGCTCACGGGTCTCCGTCTCGCCGGTTTCCTTACGGGCGCTCGCGGCGGCATCCTCACGCTGCTCAAGCTCGCTCAGTTCCCCGATACGGGTATCGAGTCCGGCGATTTCCGCGAGCAGCGCACCGGCCCGCGTGTCGTCCTCCTGCGAATAGGCGCGCTCCTCACCCTCAGCGGGGACAAGCTTATCCAGATCGGCGCGCTTAGCCTTCCGCTGCTCTCGCAGACTCTCCAATAGCGTCTTACCCATTGCTAAACCTCTTTCATGAGCAATCGAATGGAACCAATTGCCCGCGAGTGGTTTTAGCAGTGGTGCGCGCTCTAGCCGTTGCGCGTCCGGCGTACTAATCCGGCTAACGGGTGATGCGGCGCTCGCCCCGATTGCTGGCTCTCAGGACCAGGTCGGCATGGCGGCGAAATTCAGCCTAGGTCAATCAGGGCCATCTGGCGACGGCGTAGCGCCAATTTCTCGGCCGCCCCGCTGTCAGTTCTGGCATTGGTGTGCCGCTTGAGGAATTCGAGCGCGTCAGCGTCACTCAGGTTGTTAATCAGGAAGTCAGCGGCACGGAGCTTCACGCTGGTCGCGGGATTGGCGGGATACGTCACGACGGACACGTCAAACAGCTTGACCTCGTGAATCGTCCGCTGACTGTAATCCGGGGACCAGGATTGCTTAGTGACCCGGAAAGCGAATGACATTTCGTCAAGGTCACCGCGCTCGATGGCGACGAAAACGTCATTTGAGACGCCCATGCGCCTATCGAGCGACGCATCCACCTTAAGCCCGGTGTCATCCTCGGAAAGGGTGAGGGTGCCGCTCTTAGTGCGGGCAAGCGGGATGCCGTCGTGATTGAACAGTAGCCGGACGTCGTCCTGTTCCTTAAGCGTTTTCTTGAACGCTCCAGCCTCAATCATTTCGGTGTACTCGCCTAGCCAGTCCTCAACCGTGTATGGCTCATTCGTGACCGACGCGTAACCGGTGATGTCGATGAGGCCGCTAGCACTGTCATTCGCGGCGCGCACCTGGTTTGCCTTGAACCGGCGCAGCTCGCGCGGCAGCAACTGGCCTCGCAGAGACAGCGATTCGGCGCTACGGGTAGCGTTCGCGCCGCTTCCGAAAACGTATTTGACGCTCACTGCGTACCCCCCGGAATGCCTTGCGGCGTCGTCGCCGGTGTCGCCGGATTGGGCTCGTTGCCCCAGGACACCGGCCCGTAATCCTCAATCTCGCGAACCTCATTGACCGTCTGCCAGCGATTTTTCAGTGCGATCTCATATGCCCGGTAGCGATCCAGCGTGGTCGCCTGCAACAGCGCCTCGCGGTTGAATCGCACATACTGCCCGCGCGGCGTCATCTTCTGTGAGGAAAGGGCCGCCTCTAGGCGCCGCAACCAGGAATTCAGTGTGTAGATGAGAACGTGCAGCGACCGCGATTCGACATTGGCGTATGTCAGCGCGTTACCCGTCTCGTAGCCGAGCATTTCCGCGACGCCGGGGCCGAAGATGCGGGCGCACTGCGCCGCTGAATACCGCTGCGTCTCCAGAAACTGGGACTCTTGCGGATTGATCTGGATGGGCTGGTACTTAATGTCATTCGGCAAAACCACCGGCTCGCGGCTGCCCCGTATGGCGTCGAGAAAGCGCGACTTGACTAACGCCGCTTGCGTTTTGTCGAGTTTCGCGTCTGACGTAAGAATCGCCGTAGGGTGCCCGCCATCACTGAAAAAGCGCGACCCGAATTCCTCAGCATTAATGCCAATGCCCACCGTCCGCATATGCAGCCCAATGGGCGAAAGGCCCATGATCTTTCCCTCTTGCGGGTACGCGCGGAAGTGGAATACCCGATCGGTGGGAACGTCTTTGCCGTCGATGTGCCACCGGACGTAGCCGTTTCCGTCATACCCAACCTGTACCCGGTTAAGATCCTTAAGGACGATGGTTGTCGGGTAGCCGAGCGAGTCACGGTCAGCGATGAGGCCAACCGCGTTCCCCTCAATCAGCGTGCGGTAGAAGACGTTCCACGCCCAGTCGGAAAAGCCGTAGCCGTCGCCCGCCGGATCGGTGAGCAGCGGGCTTTTCGGCAGTTGCCGCTTATCCGCCCCGTCACCCCGGAACAGGTCAATGGGCAGTTGTGAATTCGTGGACGCGATGAAATTGGCAGACGCGAATACCGCCACGCTCTGTTGCGATTGCGCGGCGGTAACGATCTGCCCATTGCTGATCAGCAGACGCTCGTTCAGGACGTCAGTAAACGTCGAGCGCTTGTGCGTCTTGCGCCTGCCCCGCAATGCGTCTAACAGCATCGGCGCCCCTTAAGGGGTGTCTACCGGGATATCGCGTAGGCCCCCAGAATGGCCCAGGCGCTCGCCACGTATAGAGCGGCAGCGGTCCCTAGCGCGAGGTATGTAGCCGTCACGGTACCCACTATCGCCAGAAACTCAAGCAACGCGGTTATTACTGGATTCCGCACTTTGAATTCCCCGTTCAGTAGACGAAATCCCAGGGGTTGGACTCGCCTTTAATGGCGAGCGAGACCCCCATAACAGCGCACACCGCGAGGTCAATGTGACGCTTTGAACGTGTCGTTTCCTTTACCAGCCGAGTACCCCGCGAATCGGTTTTGAGAATGGCATTACCCATATGACGCGCCAGCCGGGGGTCACCATCATGGCTCATTCCGGCGTTCATTACCGCCTCGTACATCGTGTTTGTCGCGGGGGTCATGCGCGCGGCCGACTGCGGAAACTCAACAATCGGCAATCCCTCTTGCTCAAGCAGTTGCAGCGATCTCGCCCACCGGTACGGGTCAGCGGCGATTTCCGTCACGTTCCAGCGTCGGCACGCTTCCCGGATCGTGTCCTCAACATCGATGATCGGGACCCGGTAATCCTCGCCGTCATGAATCGTCTTTTCCCAGTGACCGGCGACCACGCAATGCGGAACCTCGCCCGGATTGGCGGGCACCTGTACCGCGACGATGCCGGTCGAGTCGTGCGCGAACGAGCCATCGAACGCCAATACGACGTCCGCGTGATCAGGGATCGGCCTAGCGACCTTGCGCGAATCCCAGGTGCCGTACGGCAACCAGGTCGTGACCGCGCTCAGCCACTGATTGCACCGCTTAGCGCGAAACTGGTATTCCGGCGTCCGCTGAACCACCGATGTCAGGTCAGCGACCGTGACCAGGTCGTCATAGCCCGGATTCGCCTCGCGCCACACTTCCGGATTCCGGTAGTCAGCGTCCGGGTCGTGCGGTTCCCACCAGCGGAAATAATACGAACGGTCCTCAACCTCGCCGGTCACGACTTTCTTGCCATGCTCATACAACTGGTAGCACACGGAATCCTCGCCGCGTGTGTCGTACCGGGCGCCCGCCGTGGTGATTCCCGCCAATATCGGTTCCTCGCGGGCGCCCATGGCGAGGCTCATCACATCCCACAATTCCCGATCAGGTTGCACGTGTACCTCATCGAACAATGTCAGATGCGGATTCAGACCTTCCTGGGCGGGCGCCTCACTGGACAGGACCCGGAAAATCGACCCTTTCTCGCCGTACTCGATGACGTCCTTAAACAGCGTCAGCGTGCTCGACAGCTCCGGTTCCGTCTCGACCATGCGCTTAGCGACCCCGAACAGGATGCGCGCCTGATCTTTGGTGCCCGCGACCGCGTACACCTCGCCACCGGTAGGCCCCTCCAAAAGTGACCAAAGCGCGATAGCGCTGAACAGTGCTGATTTCCCATTCTTGCGGGGAATGCCTATCAGTCCCTCACGGTGAAGATAGCGACCGGTGATGGGGTCACGGGCGAACAGGTCGAGCAAGATGTCCCGCTGCCAGTCCCGCAGATCCAGTAACGCGCCCGATTTCCCACCGACGCTGTCTTTCGTGATCCGGCATAGGCTCTCGATCCAATCGCACATGAAAGCGCCATCGCCGTGGGCGCGCGCCGCCTCATCTACCGGCGTCAGCCATGCCGGTGTCATAGCGGTACCCGCTCAGCGTCAATCAGGTGCCGCCTCAGGCGATTGCCGATGTATTCCGCGTAAGCGGGCGGGATCGCTTGCGCTAGGCCCCTCATCGTCATGTGCTCGATTTCCATGACGTCCGCCCATGCGTCTGTCGAATCGGCGCCACCGTGCACGCCCAGCACTCCAGACCAGCGGCGTTCGGCGTTCGGCCTATGGCTAGCGCGCACCTTAAACAGCGGGTCACTGTTCTGCCACGCGTGATCGCACGGGGGCGCCACCAGCGGAAAGCTGACCTCAAACAGGCGATGACGCCGGACACGCAAACCGAACGATGACCCGCAGAGCTGAACCGGATTTCTCAGTGGCGCGCCGGGAACATTCTCGATGACGTACGGCTTTCCCGTCGCCGCGAGCAAGTCGCGTACCGGCTCGATGAGCGATTCGTGCAGATCCCTATCCGGCGTGATCTGGCTATGGGCCTGGCATGGTGGCGACGCGTGAATAGCGTCAAACCCCTTGACGTAATCGGTATCCCGTAAAACGTCGAGCGCGTCAGCCTGCCGGAATCCGTACGGGTAACGGGCGCTGAAATCCTGCGAGTCCACGCCAATTACCCGGAATCCCGCGTCAGCGTAACCCATTGCCATTCCGCCCTGCCCGCAGAACAGGTCCAGTAGTTTGTACGTCATCGGTTCGGGTCGCCCGTGAGAAAGAGATAGAACGCCGTACCCACGCCGAATAGCGCCGCGAAACAAAGCCATGCCGTAAAGTGCATCGGATTAGCTTTCGTCAAGCCAAATGGTGACCGTCGCGCCATCGTGCCCGTGAACACGCAACATGGATTCGAGCGACCGCCAATCAGCGGTAGAGGAATCCGGCCCCCGCCATTTGATAGTTACCGCACTGGATCATCGCTCGCCATTGCGCTTCCGTTCCTCGCGTTCCCGATCCAGCCGCAGCTGTTCAAGACGGGATTTCGACTTGACCTCAGCGACGCCCAGTTTCGAGCGCGCGGCCGGTGTCAATCCCAGTTCCCGCAGTAACGAAATCTGCTTGTCCGTCGCCGCTATGTACTCGCGGGAATAACAAATCTCACCAGTTTGGATGAATTTCGCGCGCATGAGCTGAGCGAAATCGGTGATCTCGCAGAGCATCGTTACCGCTGCCGCGTCCGTTTGCGGGCTGATCCATGAGGCGCCCGCTGACCACGCGTAACGCCAAAGCGACGCGCCAATAGGCTGTAACTGGGCGGGCACCTCGCTCAGCATGTCCACGTCTTCGGCGCTCAAAAGAGCTTGCGTCGTCCGGACATCGGGCAATTTCTTGTGCCCAGGGTTTCCGCGCAACCGAGTGACCTCTAGCGGAATCTGATTGTAGGCGCCGCCCATTCCCGGCTGATTCGCCATTTTCACCCCCCGATTTCTCGGTATTCCTTTATTTTGATTCCACGCGGCGGGAAATCACGCCGAATTCGAGAGTACGATAAATGGAATCGGGAAATTCAGACCTATATAGGCGATACACGCGGCAG